TAGACAAGAGAGCGAAATATGCTAATGCTGTAGAGGCGTTAATACTAGCTTATTCAGTATTTATAAAAAGAGAACTTGGAAATTATTCTGATGAACTAATAGATTTAGAGAAAGACCCAAGAAATATTTCAATGCCACAACCTTGGTTCGTTTTACAAAATGGACCCTTTGTAGCTTCACTTGCAGAAACACTAAAAAATAACTGGACACTAGACGCTCCAATATGTTTTGCTTGTGGACATGATGCTATAGAATTAGGAAGTTGGATGGATAATACCCCAAATAGTTGGGAAGGAGAAATATATTTTGAGAACGACTTTTCACAGTATGATAAATCATTAAATAAACATATTTTACTAATTGAACATGATTTCGTTAAAAGATTCAATCCACCTAAAGAGTATATTGATTTAATGGAACAACAATTACACACATTTGGAAGCACAAAAGATAGATCCAAATTCTACCAAGAAGCAACAAGAAAATCAGGAGATCCTAATACAACTGTAGGAAATTCAGTAGTAAATGCTTTCTTAATTATAGACCAATTTACTTTACTTGGGTTACAATTAGGAACAGACTACAGAATTATGATATTAGGTGATGATATTATTGGAAAAATAAACAAAAAATTTTCTTCATTATTAAATAAATCAAAACCACAAATAGAAAGCAACTTGAATGATTTAGGAACATGTCCGAAAATCAATATTACTACTAAAAGAAGTAAAGTTACATTCTTATCCGCTGGATTTTGGCCAACATTAATTGATGGAGAATTAAAAACTGTTTTAGGACCAAAAATTGGTAGATTGTTAATTAGAGAAGGATGGACCGATTCAACAATCCAAATGTTAAAAACACAAAAAGGAGTAAATGAGTTTGCTTATCAAGTAGCTTGGGGACTTAGGTTCTCAACTCATGTACCTTTATGGGACACGCTATTTGATTGGCTTATGACTAAAACTACACATACTGCACCTGCTTCTGAAGAAGCTAAATTAAAATTTAGACATCAAGATAAAGCAATATCACACAATTTGAAACAACAATTAAGACCTTGCGCGGAAACCATATCTTTTTTCGAGGAAAGATATGAAGTTGACTATTCCGTATGCAAGTTAGCGCTAGACAGTGTTCTCGCACAAGTATCAACAGTGCCTGCCATAGCGACTTTACCAGACATCCTAAAGGTGCTGGTAAAGGTTGACTGTGATCTCTAGTTCAGAGGCGAGACACGAATAAACAATAAAAAAAAACCAAAAA